AAGAGGAAGAAGACAAAGATGATAACCGGACATCCGGCAAGGCGATGTAGCCATGAAAGAAGAAAGAGACAGGACAAAAAACGGGGGACAACCAGTGAAGGCTGTCCCCGTTCTGTTATTCCAAAGCCTTATGATAATTATCTTCCAATAGCTTTTCAATATCCGATGCTTTATACAAGATTTTACCACCTAACTGAATATAAGGTATACGTCCCTGATTGCGATAATCCTGTAGGCATCTGCGACTGATTTTCAACAACCCGGAAAGCTCCTTGTCAGTTAGAAACTTTTCTCCTCCAAGTGGAGGACGACTGTTGTCTATTATTTTTTCTATTTTCACCTGCATCTCGTTCAGTGTGCGGAAGAAACCGGCTACACGTTCATTGCTTTTGGTTATAATGTCGTCCATTGTCTGTCTGATTTTATAAGTTAACCGTTTTTCTTTTTTCTCTCAATATTTTCTCCTTGCGTTTTAGGCCGACATAAGTCACCAGTTTCTCTACATCCTCCGCTTTGTAGTAGATTTTATGCTGGATTTGCGAGTATGCCAACTTTCCGGTATCCCGGAGAGTCTGTAAAGTTCGTGGGGAGATGTTAAGACGTAGGCAGACATCCTGGTTATCCATTCATTCACCGAGCTTTTTCTCTTCTGTCTTCTTACAAAGGTGATCCACATGAGTGGATAAATTCTCAATCCGGTCCATGATGTTTTCAAAGATCTCGGCTTCAATGTAATATACTTCCATGTTTTTCTACTTTTTATCAAATTATATATGAATCTTGAACAAAAATAAAAGAGAAACATGGATAATACAAGTAATCCATTCTTTTGTCCATAATAGTCATGAATAGTCATGTCAAGTCAATTTTTAGATAATATAGGAAGTAATATATTATGGATTTCTAATTAATTATGACGTCTTATCAGATCCTAAGTCGTTTTATTCAGTATCTATCTTTTTCTTTTCAATTATCTTTCTCAGAAATATAAGGAGTCGGGAAACACGACTCCCTATATTTCTGTTTATTATACCTATATTATGTCGAAGAGAAATTC